AGTTCTACAAGAGTTGATGTAACGATACCTTCTACAAATACCGTAGTTACAAGAACTTTTAAAATTCAAAATCTGTGGTTTAATATTAATGGTAAAAATCATTTTAATTATGATCATTGTCATATGGGAGGTGGATGTGATTTTTCAGCGGCATATTATATTACCGTTCCTAATAATTCAGGAAATATAGTTTTTAAAAATCCCGACATAGGTGCCCATACTAATGATATGTGTGGGTTTGCTTTTAAAGAATGGAATCCTTTTAATCAAGGTTATTATTTTTATACTCCTAAGGAAACACAACTATTAGTTTTTTCTTCTGCTTTAGAACATCGAGTAAAACCTAATCTAAGTAATAAGGAAAGAATAAGTATTTCTTTTAATTGTAGGGTTATATAATGAACACAAAGTTTAATTATTTTTGTTATGAAAACGCTATTCCTCATCATATCTGCGATAAAATTATTTCTCTTATTAACAGTTCAAAAAAAAATTTAGGTGTAATAGGAGGAACAAGTAATGATGATCGTAAAGGAGTTAATAAAAAAATTAGAAAATCTCATGTAGCTTTTGATCATGCGTGGTGGGTTTATAGATGGACTCATCCTTATATTCATAAAGGCAACGAAGATGGAGGTTGGAATTTTGAATGGGATTTTTCTGAGCCTTTTCAATTAACTGAATACAGACCAGGAGAATTTTATAAATGGCATACGGATCAATTTCATATTCCTTTTGGCAAAAAAGATTCATCTTCTATGAAAGGAAAGATAAGAAAATTGTCTAGTGTTGTAGCTCTGAATGATGGTGCCGACTATGAAGGAGGAGAATTAGAATTTTATAAGCACACTTTTAATGGAAAAGATTGGCACGACTCACCTGCAGGTATGAGAAAAAAAGGATCAATAGTAGTCTTTCCTTCTTTTATATGGCATCGAGTTAAACCTGTTAAAAAAGGAGTTAGACTCAGTTTAACTAATTGGCATTTAGGACAACCGTTTAAATAATTTATGAAAGATATTAAAGTGATTGATAATTTTTTACCTGAAGATGAATTTAAAAAAATACAGGATATATTAACAGGGTTTTATTTTCCTTGGTTTTATAATGACTATGTTAATAATCAACAAGATGATAAAAAAAATTTTCAATTTATTCATCTTTTTTATAATAAATTTAGAACCTCTGATTCTTTTTCTTTATTAGAACCATTAATTTTAAAATTAAACATGGACTCTATTGCACGAATAAAAGCAAATCT